TACTGGCTAGCGTTTTTCGACGACAGGCCGGATGCCGAGACTGCGGAACTGAAGGAGTTACGCTGTGTCAACTGCGGCTCATCGATTTTGCCAAACCATAGCCTGCACTAGGATAAACCGATGCCGAGGAACTACAAACAAGAGTATCAAAACTATCACTCAAAAAGTCGGCAGAGGCAGCGGCGATCCGCCCGCAATCAATCCCGTAGGATGATGGTGGCTGCGGGCCGAGCCCAAAAAGGCGACGGCAAGGACGTACACCACAAAGACCACAATCCGAAGAACCGCAGCAAACGTAATTTGATGGTGATGTCTAAAAGCCTGAACCGCAGTAGAAAAGTCTGACAATCTGCTTGACATTTGTATGATCTTTTGGCAGATCATAGTTGGGGCAGCAACGCATTGCGCCTACCCCGGACTATCTGCCAGCCGGATATCTCCGCAACTGGATCGAAATTAAAACTTTGACCCAGTTAAGGAGGCAAAAATGTCAACTGGATTATCTCCCGCCTTCGTCACGCTCTTCTCCGAAGAGGTGAAGCAGGCATACCAAGCCGAGAGCAAGCTGCGAAATACGGTGCGTCTACGCACTGGCGTGGTTGGCTCCACGGTGAAATTCCCGAAAGTCGGCAAAGGCGTGGCCACCGTGCACACGCCCAGCACCGATGTCGTCCCCCTAAATTCCACCTTCAGCCAAGCGACGGCGACCCTGGCAGATTATGCGGCGCCAGAGTACACCTCGATTTTCGATCAGGCGAAGGTGAACTTCTCGGAGCGCTCCGAGTTGGTACAGGTTTGCTCTAAGGCTATCGGACGCCGTCTCGACCAGATGGTGATCGATGCGCTTGACGGCGCGGGCACGTCCCTCACCGTTGCCAATTCAATTGGCGGATCAAACACCAACATGAATGAGGCCAAGCTGCGAGATGCTCACAAGCAACTCAATGCGAAGAACGTGCCAGCCGGTGATCGGTACGTTCTCATGCATGCCAACAACCTCAATTCGCTGTTGAGCCAGACCGCTGTAACGTCTGCCGACTTTGTGGCAGGCCGTCCGTTGGTCAGCGGTCAATTTGGTGAGTACATGGGCTTTAATGTGATCGTCATCGGCGACATGGACGAGAACGGCTTGGCCATCGACGGCAGTTCCGACAGGAAATGTCTCGCGTGGCACAAACACGCCATCGGCCTAGCCGAAGGCATTAGCTCTCGCGTCGAGGTCAACTATGTCCCGGAGAAAGTGTCCTGGCTCGTGTCCGCGCTCTTCAGTGCAGGCGCTGTCGGCATCGACGCCGAAGGCATCGTTGAAATCACCTGTCGCGACACTGCCGCCGCAGCCTAATCCATAAGGAGGATAAAAAATGGCTTTTGCAAGAGCGGGCTGGAATCCCATCGGCGGTCAGAGCCGCAAGGGCTCGGCCCCACAAATATGGTCCTACACCAGTACGGATGCCCAGAGCGTAATTCGGGCGGCTTCGTACTTCGACTCGGTGTCAGGTGACGTAGCAGTCAACGACGTGATTTTCTGCGTCAGCGCATCGGGCGGAACGCCTGTGGTCAGTATTTCGTATGTGAATGCGAATGCATCCGGCGTCGTCGATGTCACTGACGGTCTTGTTGTGACCGCGACCGACAGCGACTAGCACTAACTAGGTGCGGGGCGGCGGGGCAACCTGCCGCCTCGTCCCCATTATTTTTCTTTGGAGGTCTGATGGCGACCGGCGACACCGATGTGAACATTTGCAGTACCGCCCTCAACCTCCTTGGCGAAAGCGAGATCTCGTCATTTTCTGACGGCTCAGAGATTGCTGGCGTCTGCGACAAACTCTACCCTGGAACCAAAAACACAATGCTGTCGATGTATCCTTGGTCGTTCGCCACCAAGAAGGTGCAGCTGGCACAACTATCATCGACGCCAATCAACGAGTGGACGTATGAGTACCAGCTGCCCAGCGACCTAATCATGTCCGGGCCGCAGGCCGTCTACAATTCGACGGCGACGGGCGCCAGCCCTGTTGCCACCGGCTGGGAAATCCTTGGCGACCGTCTGCAAACCAATGAGACAGCCATCGTCATCGACTACCTGTTCAGCGTCGATGAGGCGTCAATGCCTCCGTATTTCGTCCAGGCTTTGCGCTATGCCATGGCGGCGCATCTCGCTGAACTGGTCACAGACCAGATCGAAAAAGCAGAACTTTGGCACAACCGACTGTTCGGCGTGGCAGCTGAAAATGGCCGCGGCGGATATTTGCGTCAGGCCATGCACATGGATGGCCGGGGGCAGATCCCCAGCCGCATACAGACGTTTGCTTTGACAGATGTGCGCTGATGTCGCGGGTATTTCAAATCCAGACCGATTTCACGATTGGCGAGATTGATCCGCAACTGAGAGCCCGCGTCGATATCGACCAATATTACTCGGCGCTCGACAAGGCGCGGAATGTCGTCATTCAGCCGCAGGGCGGCTTGGGCCGCAGACCCGGGCTAAAGTATATCCACACCATTCCGTCCGGCGACAACCCCGAAAACGGCTGTCGGCTGGTCGCCTTTGAGTTCTCCGTCAGTGACAGCTACATGCTTCTGTTCGTCAACAACAAGATGTTCGTCTATCGAAACGCTGCCATCGTCACCAACATCAATGCATCGGGCAACGACTACCTGACGACGAGCATCGGATCAGCCACGCTTGCTGATGTCTATTTTACTCAGAGCGCCGACACCCTTATCCTGGTACAGGAAGGCATGGCGCCACGCAAAATCGTCCGCGGTGCAACGTCAGCCGACTGGACGATATCGACAATCACCTTCGGCTTCGTGCCCCAGCATGCCTTCACCCTGGCGACTTCAAATCCGTCTGCGACCCTGACGCCGTCTGCCGTCGCCGGAAACATCACGCTGACCGCGGGCAGTTCGGTGTTTTCATCCGGCAGCGTGGGCCAGTACGTCGAAGCCAACGACGGCCTTGGCCGAGCCCGGATCGTCAGATACACGTCTGGAACATCCGTTGACGCCGTCACTGAACTGCCGTTTTTCTCGACGACGGCGATGGCCTCGGGCAGCTGGACACTGGAAACCGGCTACGAGGATGTCTGGTCTGGAACCCGCGGATATCCGAGATCGGCGACATTTCACCAGGGGCGCCTCTGGTTCGGCGGCACCAGGGACCGCCCGACGACGATGTACGCCAGCCGCGTCAACGACTTTTTCAATTTCAACCCGGGGCAGGCACTAGACGACGAGGCCCTGGAGGCGACCATCTCCACCGACAGCCTGAATGCCATCACCGGCATTCACTCTGGCCGGGATCTGCAAGTGTTCTCACTGGGCGCAGAATTCTCTATACCTCAAGTTGACCTTGAGCCCATCACGCCGACAAACATCGCCGTCAAGCGTGGTTCCAATCATGGCGCAAAGGTGGGCATCAGGCCGCAGGGCTCGGAAAGCGGTACGCTGTTCATCCATCGAAACGGCAAGGCCTTATACGAGTTTCAGTTCTCCGACGTTTCCGCGAACTACGTCAGCAACAATTTATCACTACTATCATCAAACCTCCTCGCCACGCCTACCGACATGGCGCTGCGGAAAGCAACATCCACCGACGAAGGCGACTTGTTGCTGGTCGTCAATAGCCTGGACGGCAGCATCACGGCCTACAGCTTTTTACGGTCTCAGAAGGTCATAGCGCCCAGCCTCTTCACTACATCGGGCACGTTCGAAAACGTCGGTGTAGACGTTACCGACATGTATGTAGTTGTTAAGCGAACGATTAACGCTGCAACCGTTTATCACGTCGAGAAGTTCGACGCTGACTTCACAACTGATGCGGCGCTACAGGTTGTGCCCGCAAACTACGGCTCTCCGCTGGTGAGGGGCGCGGCGCAGTCGGGTACGTCTCTGGAGATCGATGCATTGACGGCGCAGCCGCAGGCCGGTGACACCTTCACGGTTGCCGGTGTGACGGGCACAAGTACGATTTCGTCGGCGACAACTCTGGCTGACGACGGCACGGGCACAACCTTCAAATCCACGCTGACGCTTTCCGCGGCTCTCGCATCTTCGCCTGCGGACAACGCTGCGGTGACCTTCGGCACGGTTTCGGAAACCCGCAACCTGACGCATCTGCCAAGCACCAGCGTCAGCGTTATCGCTGATGACATCGTCTTGGCCGACAATACCGTGTCGGCGTCCGGCGTGGCGACGATTGAGAGGCCAGCCTCCAGTTATATAGAGTTCGGCCTCGACTACACGGTTCAGGTCAAGACGCTGCCCGTGGAAACCAAGCTGTCATCGGGCCCAATCACTGGGCAGAAAAAACGCATCATCGACGCCAGCCTGATCCTCGACCTGACGCAAAACATTTCGGTGTCGGGCAACAGCGTCACCTTTCGCACGTTCGACAGTTCCGATTTCGACGAAAGCGTGGACACCTTCACGGGCGTGAAATCGTCCGGGCCCTTGCTCGGCTTTTCCAAGACGGCTGCGCTGGAGTTCACCCAGACCAATCCACTTTTCTTCACACTCCTGGGGTGTGAATACAAGGTAAGCGTGGGACAATAAACATGACGATGGCAGCAGTTGGTTTGGCAATGTCGGCGGTGTCCGCTGTCGCCAGCATTGCACAGGCATCAGCCGAGGCAAAGGCGGTGGAAGCCAATGCGGCGGCACAGGCGCAACTGGCAGGCCTGCAAGCCCAACGCGAGGCGCAGCAGCTGGAATCGCAGGCCCTGGTCACCAGGATGCAGGCAACCCTGCAAACGTCACAAGCAGGCCTGACCGGCCTGGAGGGTGAGTTCGCCCGCCTACAGCGCCGCGACGAAGCTAACACCGCCATGAAGACGGCCCTTGAGCGGGTAGCCGCCGTCAACGCCTCATCGGGATCTGGCATGGTCGATCTGGGGAATGTGCCGACTTTGGAGGCGCTGGGCACGGGCTTCGAAGATTTCCAGACGGCGACCGAGGCTGGCGATATCCAACGCGCCGCCAAGGAGATCCAGCGGCAGACCCAGATATCAGGCGCAGACATCCTTGGCTTCCAGGCCGATGTCATGGACGCCGACGCCAACTACATCGTCGAACAGCTGAACCCATACCAGCAAAACGTCATCCGCCAGAACGCGGCGAACCAAGCCTCTGTCATCAAGTCCCGCGGCTTCACATCTGCCGTGGGCAGCATGGCCAGCGGCGCCTTCAAGTTCGCCCAGGTTGGCGGATCTGGATCTGGATTTGGATCTGGATCTGGATTTGGGTTCACCTGATCATGGCAAGGCGACCATTACCAAGCCGACAAGTTAGAGGCGCCGTGCCGACATTTGCCTCGTTGCAGCCCGCAGGCTTGGTCGCTCCAAAGCGCACTGCGGCGGCTGAACGGGCGCAGCAGATGAACATCTCCGGTCAGCAGCGCACCGCCGCCCTTCAGAGCCAAGCCGCGGCGGACCTCCAGAACCGCCTCAACCAGATGACCAGCATGGCCTTCAACTCGGCTGCGGCGCAGGCGAAAGTCGAAGGCGAGGCCTATGGGGTACAGAACGCTCCATCTGCCGACCTGATTCAGAATGCTAACACCAAGGAGTGGGAGTACGATGCCAGGGGTCAGCCGGTTCCCGGCGACACCTGGACCGTATTTGGCCGCGCCGCCCGCAGCGCAGCCCTCGACCAGATGTACCTGGATTTGAGCGTCGATTCCAAGATTGCGATGGGCGGCATCACCAAGGCTGCATACGATCAGTTCGGCGCACCTATCAAGGCGCCCACGGATGTAGAAAATGAACTGAACAAGCTGGTCGATGACACCAAGAATGCGGCGATGCAGATTTCGCCTGTGCTAGCGTCCAAGCTCTACGCCAACCTCCGCATCGAAGGCCACAACGCCTTAAATGCATTTAACACCAAATACCTGACGCACCAAGGTAAGGTGCGGAAGGCTGTCGCCCAGCGGTCTATTGTTTTGGAACAGGACGCGGTGGTGACGGCCATAGAAGCAGGCAACCCTGAACTAATCAAAAGCATTTATGCAAGAGCGGAACATACCGCCGTCGTCAACGGCCTGGATTTCAAGGCCTTCGACGCAACCTGGGATAAGCACGTCAAAAAGGCACTTGTCAGCAACGGAGTTATGCGGGCGGTGGAAATGGGTCAATCGGCTGTGATCGACCACATCAACAACAACCACGGCAAATCTGATTTCAAGGGTATTGGCACCCTCGAACAGAGCCTCGCCCTTGGCCGAATATGGCAACATATGGACGACGACACCAAGACTGACTTTATCAAAGCACTGGATGACGCGCATAAAATTAAGACCAACAAACCCATTCTCGACAGGTCTGCGTGGGAGGCCAGAGAGAAGCACCGTGTCGCAGGCATTGCCAAAGAGTTCGCCATCGCCAGTCAGCGGCCCCTTAATCTGGGCGACATGGATGATGCCAACGCCACGTTACGCGCATCTGCGATGGACGCGGCGCTAAACAGACTGGGCCATAGTGAAATTGCCCAGAAAACTAGAACGGCGTTGCTAAAGACGAGAGACCTCCAGCCTGACATCGCATTGGAACTGGAACGCCGCAAGGCTGAAGGTACGCTCGAATATGAATATGTCGAACGTCTCATGGAATTGGGCCTGTTGCAAGGCGAACACGCCGCAAAAGCCATGGCAGACGTTGCCGCTATAACAAACGAAAGCGGCGGGTTGAGACTGGCAAGAGATCACATTCGTCGGACGCTGAAGGTTGTCGAGCGGGAGTTCACGTCGGCAGATACGCAACAGGCGGACAGAGCCGCCCTGATGAAATTTAACGAGTACATCGACATGATCACCAACTGGCTTACCGATGGTCAAGTCGGCGAAAATGGAAAAGCGTATGGGTTCGCTGTGGGCGACCCCGTCAACGAGAGAACGATATTGGACATCGCCCGCCAGCTTGTCGGTTCCGACCGAATGAAAAAAGATAGGGCAGATGATTTTGAGGCAGCGGTATCTGAACTCCGCGACGAAAACAAGTACCCCGGCATTATGACGATGATCGGAATGGCGCCTCCTGGCAGTGACCCGGAAGCGTTTCTGCAAAGTAAAATAGTAGAAACAGAGTCCGAATACTGGTGGGGCTTGGGCGACCAAGTCCATGTAATTAACGAGAACAAAAGAACAGCGGCGAGGAAGTGGCTCAACAAATATAGGGCGGTTTTCAAGAAATACGGTAGCGATGCCGGATTAGATATAAAAGCAAAGATCCAGACATATATGGGGAGACGATAATGGCAGATCCCCTGAATAGCATTGTTACCGAGGTGCCTGGGTCACGACCGGATCTGCCACAGGTCAATCTCCCGCCCGCGCCAATGCCGGTCGTTGAGCAGCCAGACGTTGACACGGGCGAAGGCCCGCTGGAAATCGAAATACGCCCCGCCGCGCAGGTGTCAGACAACCCCAACGACATCAACAAGATGATGTTGAGGGCCTACGAGGATCAGAGCATCATCGGTGACGGTCAGCCTGTTGTGCAGCGTGGTCCAGACGGGAGCTATTCACGCATATCAGCCAACGCCCATGCCGCGCAGATGACGGCAGACACAGAGTTGTCATCACTATCACCGCCCGAGGAGGCCGTCGAGGAGGAGGCAGAGGCCGTGGCGGCTACGGAAGAGGACGAAGGCGGATTTGTGGAGGGCGTCCAAAACTTCTTCGCGGGCATGCCCGAAGGCCTCGTCGCGGGAGCGGCCAACGTCAATGATCTGATCCCAATCGGGACGTGGCAGACCCCGGATGGCCGTGAGATCACCACGCTGAAAGATGCCATGGACTACGTCGGCCAGCTGATAATCGACGCTGGCGTACCCGAGGATCTTGTGAAAGCCCCGCCAGCGCCTCCGGGCCTCATGGGAGGGCTAGGCAAAGGTCTTGCCCAGGCTATCCCGACGATGCTACCGCTGATTAAGGCGTTAAGGTTGGCGGGCAATGGGCCGTTGATTGCCGACCTCGTCGGCGGCGGCATTGGTGACTTTGCTACCTCATCAACCGAGGAGGCCGAGGGCTTGATCGGGCTGGTGAAGATGATCCCAGAAGACTTTGCCGCTGCGGGCCTTGATGTTGGAGAATACTCTGCCTTAACAGCCACGGCGCTTGAAGATTTCATCGACGCTGACCCCGGGTCTATCTACGATAAGGAGTTCCGTTCACGTCTTTTTGCCGGGGTTCCCGGCCTAGTTCTGACACCGGCAATCAGCGCGATTGGCCGGTTGGCCATCGCAGCGAAGAATTCCGGCGAGGGCGAACTCTTCGTCCAAACCCTGCGGGAGTTCTTTGAAGACACGTCCGGCAGCGTGAAACTGCCCGGACAGGCTGCGGTTGCAGAAGACAACTTATGGGGTTTGATGTCGCGCTTCCGACAGGCCGCGACTGTCCAACCAGAGCATACAAAGCCTTTGATTACAGCTGCGACAAATACCAAGAACGCCACACGGCAAGCCAAGGGATTGGATGACGTTATATCTCGGCACCCAGAGCCGTTCAGTTCTGAAGAGGCATTCAGCAATATGTGGGCCGACGCACTGGGCGACACGGATGTCCCAATTCCGCCGTATCGGTTCATACAGATGGCAAACGAAGGCCGGTTGCACGATGAGATGCTCGACCTCACGCCGGATCAACTACGCATGGCTGACGATGGTCTGGAGTTTGCTAACGACTTTGCATCGCTTTACAGGGCGGGGGGCAACGCCCAAGCCGATGCCACAACCACTGCCAAGCTGACCCTTTGGGGCATGTTGTCGAGAGGCGTATCGCCGAGTGTTCAGGAGGCGGGATTTCTTGATGCCATCAACGGCATAGAGCCGTTTATTCAGGCAGCTTTGGGCGGCAAGTTCGACGACAAGATGCTGGTAAGGTATCTGGATTGGGCATCCGGCGTGATCAAAGAGGGATCATTTGGACGGGGCACACAGCATAACTTGAATGCGTTTGGTAAGGATTTCCTACGGAAGATGGGTGCTGGCGAAGCAGGCAATTCGCCGCTACAGCAATTCCACGATCTACTCTCTGACCTATCTGTCTCATCCAAGGATGTTCGCCGCCGCTTCTATGAGTTGGCTGATGACCCAGGCATCAACAACAAGGTGCTGTCCTTTATGATGCTGCTGGCTGGCCGCAAGGACGTTGTTATAATCGACCGCATCCAGGCCAAGGCATTCTTTGATGATGGCCGTTTTGATGACCTAAATCTATGGGATGGTGAGAAGGTAAGGACTGGGACAGGTAAACTGGCAACCAAGGCCGGGACATCTCTGGCAGAAATATTCAAGGGCCATAGAGGCCTGCTACTTTACGAACAGATCGAAGCGGAACTGGCCCGTCAGCTGCCGAAGGGCGTAACCGCTGGCGAATGGCACTGGAAGACTTGGGTTAAGCGCGGCAACCAAGAAGCGGACCACGCAAGTTTGCTGGGCTTGATCAAGCAGGCCAGGGGCGACTTAGACCCGTATGTCGGCGCCAAAGCTAGAGAAGGCAGGTTCGGCACATGGAACTACGGCTTCTCTCAAGTGAAAACCAAGCGCGGGTTCCGCTTTGAATATCCGGCCAGCGATGGTACAATTTACACGTTCACAAAAGACACGAAGGAAGCCTTGATCTCCGACATTAAGAAGCGGAGTAGTGGCGTCACACCCAAGGGATTTAGCGTCCAAAAAGCTGGCAAAGAAGGCAGGCCTTGGACAGAAGCGGAAGGAGTTGATCTTGGCAAACTCGACGAACTCATCAGAAAACACGGACGAAAGAGCGGCTCTACGCAAAGCGGAGACGGAACTGTTCCAGCGTCTGGCGAAGGTCGTGCAGCCGCTGGCCCCAGAGGCGGACGAGGACGAGGCCGAAGAAAGCTAGACGCCCCGCTTAACCCCCCCAAGGCCGGGAGTTAAGCCATGGTAAATCTCACAAAAGCCCTCAAAGGTGCGCTCGATGACGTAGGCAATCCAGAGCCGAAGATCAGCGGCGTCATGGACGACGGCGATGTCATCAAGCATGTTGGCGAGAGTATCGTCATCCGGCAGCCGACGCATGAGGAAGCGAACGCCATTCTCAAAGCGTACCCTGGCCACAACCTCTTTGGCCGGTTGAGCGGCAAAATCAGCGGCAAGCCATCGCCCGCCAAAGGTGTTCCGTTCCATGATATCAACATGGAGCGGATCTTTGGCTCCGACACCGTCAGCGATGCGACGATCCGAGGCCTCATTGATGGCGTAGTCGATAGCATCAAGGCGAACCTCGACCACAATGTGACCAGAACCTTTGCAGAGGTGCAAGAGAAAGCCGCCGCACTGGGCATGGACCGCACCTTTGAGGTTTTGGAAAAGGGCGCCAGCGCGGCTACGCTAAAAGATCTCGACGTAACCCTCACCGCTGTTGGTCATGCCCACGTTCAATGGGCTTTGGCCGTCAGGAAATCGTTCGGCAAATACCTTAATGCTCGGGCCAACGGGAGATCACAGGAAGAAATCGACCACCTGTTCTCGGTCGCGTCAGCTGGCATGGCGGCGCAGGGCGTCTTCGTGCAGAATTTGATTAACATGCGGACAGCTACCGCCCGCGGCCTCGCGTCAACGCGACAAATCGCGATGGCAAACGACCAAGCCGCTGCGCCCCTTCTCGACCTGATCCAGAGAGGCCAAAGGGTTGGCCAAGACGCGGACCCGATTGCCAAAGATATGCTAGCCCAGGCCTACATCAGGATGCCTGACCCGACGCAACAAAGTACGTTCGTCAAGGAGCTTGCAAGCAAGGGACGGCTGACGGCTGACATGATTGTCGAGGTCTACGTCAACGGCCTACTGGCATCACCCGTCACTCACATGGTCAATATATTGTCGAATGCTTTGAACGGCTCCTTGGCCGTACCCGAGCGGGCTGTCGCCGCCGTCGCCGGGAGAGGCCGCACTCTTATTCGAAGCATGCCAGATGACGAGCGTGTCTTGTTCGGCGAGGCGACATCCTACGGATACGCTTTGATGTCGAGTTTTGGCGAGGCCTTCCGGGCGGCTGGCAGATCATATATGACAGAACTGCCTACCGGCGGCGTGTCAAAGCTTGAGTACAAGACACGCGCCGTGACCGGGGAAAACATGGCGCGGTTGATACCTGCGATGGATGCTGACGGCGCTGCCGCCCGCGGCATCGACTTCATGGCGAAGTGGTTTGTAAGACAACCCGGGCGATTGCTGATGGCAGAAGACGAATTCTTTAAGGCCATTTTCCGACGCGCCGAAATGCATGCCCTGGCGCATCGCCGTGCAGCTGAACTGGTGCATGGCGGCATGGATACCCGCGAGGCCGCTCGTATTGCCACCGACGAGATCGTCGTCAATCCCTCGCAAAAGGTGCGTCAACGCCTGATCGACGAGGCCTTGGACCGCACATATCAACAAGACCTTGAAGGTGGTGTGGCGAGGCTGGCACCGTTCTTCCAGTCTGCTGCGATGAAGCCCGTTTCGCCGTTCTACAAAACGCCGACAAACATCGCCAAGGCAATGATCGACCGGACGCCCCTTCCCCTCCTTGACGTGGTATGGGGCCAGACAGCTGGCCGCATGGGCATGGGCGATTCAGTGATCGGCAAGTTGGGCTTGTCAGATTTCCAGAAGGCCGTGAAGGAAGGCGGGCCTGCCGCCGACATGGCCATGGGGAAGATGGCCTTCGGGTCCATGCTTCTTGGCAGCGTCTACATGCTGATGGAGAGCCTGGAGAACTCCGGGCCAGTTAAGGAGGAAGGCGACATCCGGGTGACGGGCGGCATGCCCGTGGATAAGAAAACCAGGGAGGCATGGCAGCGGGCAGGCATCCAGCCATATTCGATGCATAGCCGTAATGCTGACGGGTCTTGGACGGCTGTCAGCTTCAGCCGATTTGAGCCGGTGTCGGGACTTCTGGCGATTATGGCTGACTACCGACAACTCGCGAAATACGAGGGCGCCGACAATCTCGGAGACATAATGACGGCGATGACGGCGGGTGTGTACAATTACGTGGGGACTATGCCCATGATGCAAGGCATCGAAACCCTGTCGAATGCCGTGGCGTTTCGCCCCAAGGGCGTCGGCGGTCTGGAGGCCCTCGCAGGCGCCTTCGCTAAAGTCTACACGGGTGCCGCGCTGTCCACGGCTCAAAGTGCCGTCACCCTCGGCACCATGCCGCCAACCTTGACGAAGCTGTTCGAAGGCGTGGCAGATCCACAATTCAGGAGCCATCTGCCGCCAGAACATGGCAATACGTTGATCATGCGGAATATCTGGGGCGCGATCCAGAAATGGCGTGATGGCATTCCGGGCATTTCGCAGGGCCTCCAGCCTCGGCTCAATCGATGGGCCGAAACCGTGCGCGGCCTAGACATGCCCTACCTGCCAATTCGGGTAAGGACAACTGACCACAGAAAAGTTGATGTTGAACTCGTTAACCTTGGTGATGGCATCACTATGCCGCAGCGAAAAATAGAAGGCGTTGACCTTAGTGCAGAACACTACAACCGGCTGTTGGAATTGTCGATGAGGCCAGATTCGTCAAGATTTTACAAAGGCCGGAGAAACCCGCCCACCCTGCTACAACAAATCGACGCGCAGGTATTTGGTGCTGGCGAAACCGTGTACAACAAACTCGACAAAGCTGCGAAAGTATCCCGAATGCAAAGCATAGTTACTGTGAGAGATGAAGCCGCGAGATCACTCTTGTATCAAGAATATCCAGATTTGAAGACCGCCATCGACGAGAAAAAAGCAGAACGGGCTGGCGGTATCGCTGGCGTTGGGTTGGATTTTTAGATATACAAACGACAGAGGAACTGATTGATGACTGTAGCAGCGGTAACAAGGAGGGTTCAGTACACGGTCGGCGGCAGCGGCCAAGCTGGCCCCTATGCATTCACCTTCACAGTCTTGGATGAGGGCGACCTCGCCGTCTACCAGGGCTCTACCACGTCATCTACGCTGAAGACGTTGACGACCCACTACACTGTCGCGCTTTCCGCTGACGGCACGGGGTCGATCACGTTCGTTGGTGGACAGGAGCCGACGACAGCACAGCTGATTACTATCATCGGCGACAGAGCTATCAGCCGGACAACGGACTTCACCGCAGGTGGCGATATCCGGGCATCGACGATGAACTCGGACCTGGACGCCCTGACGGTTCAGCAACAGCAGCTCGACGAGGCCATGGACCGCGCTGTACAAGTTGAGATTTTCGGCAACCGAGACTGGTCATCCCTCGGCCCCCTCTTCCTACCTTACGATACACCGGCAAACAACAAGAACAAGATCTTGGCCTACGATGCGACAGGCGCTGCCCTGACGACATCAGTGTCAATCGGTGAACATCGGGGCAATTGGGCCGCCGATACTGCATATGTCATCAGGGACGTAGTCCGCGATTCGGGCAACGGGAATGTCTATTTTGTCAATGAGGCCCATACCTCCTCCGGGTCGTTACCGATATCCGGCAATACCGATGCTGCAAAATTCACCATCATAGTTGACGGCGCTTCGGCAACCACCAGTGCGACGGCGGCGGCGACATCAGCCCAGTTGGCTGACGACTGGGCTGTGAAGACTTCCGGCGTTGTTGCCGACAGTGAGTATTCGTCGAAAGCCTACGCGGTCGGAGGCACGGGGGTCACAAGTTCGTCGGGTAAAGGAGCGGCCAAGGAATGGGCCACGACAACCGGCGCAGCCGTCGATACCTCCGAATACTCGGCCAAAGAATATGCGCTCGGCACCACGGTCGCCGCGGGTAGTGCTAAAGATTGGGCGATCCTGGCTGAAGATAGTCTGGTGGACGGCGGGTCCGGCTACTCGTCCCTGCATCACGCTGCGAAGGGCGCGGCATCAGCTACAGCGGCTGCGTCCAGCGCCTCATCGGCCTCGTCGTCAGCCTCATCGGCCTCGTCGTCGGCCTCGACGGCCAGCACCCAGGCCTCCAACTCCTCGACATCGGCTGCATCGTCTGCTTCATCGGCGACATCCGCCGCCGCATCAGCCGCAAGTTCGTCGGCTGCTGGGCTGACCTATGCGTACAGCACGACCACAACTGACAGCGATCCTGGCAGCGGCATCATCCGGTTCAACCACGCTACGCTGTCGAGTGCAACGGCAGCTTATGTAGACGACAACGACGCCAATAGCGTGGACGTATCGACGCATCTGCTGACTTGGGACGACAGTTCAACGACCAGCAATCGCGGCACCCTCAAGATGGTCAAGTCGGGAACGCCGTCTACTTATGCCTTGTATACGATCAGCGGCGCGTCAACGGATGCCAGCGGCTATGTGAAGCTGGCCCTGACGCACGTTGCGTCGAACGGTTCATTTTCAGACACTGACACCGTCATCATCCATAACACGCGGACAGGCGACACCGGCTCGTTTTCATCTGGCGCGGTGGATTTGAACGGCGAGAAGCTGACCCTGGATGCGAATGCGAATACGTCAATCCATGCCGACACTGATGATCAAATCGACATCGAAATCGCGGGGGCTGACGACTTCCGCTTCACGGCGAATAGCTTCAATGCGCTGTCAGGCTCGACGATCAACATCGATAGCGGCGCGTCTATCGTAAATTCAGGTACTGCTACAGGCTTCGGCATGGATTCCGAATCTGCCTACGCTGGCGTATTGGAAGCCAATGCGACCTTCGTAGATCAGGCTATTTTCGGTCCCTCTGTTGATGGTAAATCGTGGAATGGCAAATGGTCAGTCGCATCGCTATACAGCAGCTTGATGCTTGTTACCATTGAAGATGCTGGCGCAGATACTCAAGTCAATATTTGGGACTTGACCGAAGTCTCCAGCAGCGCACCATCGACCACGCCGCTAGGGACCGTCACGCTATCCGGCGCTGCAACGCCAACTTCTGTGGCCGCATGCCAAGGCTATATCTGCGTAGGCAGTGAAGACGGCATCAGTATCATCGACCCATTTTCCGGTAGCTGGGCAGAGCGGACGGTTGGCTGGCCCAGAAGTTTATCCACCAGCACGACACCGGCATTAGGTAGTAATGATGTCGAAAAGGTTGCTGCGGGGTTGTCAAATCAGCCGCCGTTTGATCCACGAACTGGTGGTTCGATGCCGTCATTCATGGCGAATTTGGGGGCTACGGATTATATTAGCTTCTTATTTCCAGATGGAACTGTCGGAAATTATGGTAGCCCAAATGCTGTTAATGGCAGCGCCATTGCTCAAGGATGTGCTTACTGGGCTGACACCGTTAATACTTTATTCCAATCCAAATCCTCTGGTATCGCTGCCGGAAATGTTAATACCGGCACATACATTCTTAAAGATAATAGCTATCCATACGGCTTCATGCCGGATAATGCTCTGTCATTTGGTTCGCATGGCAATGCGGCGGTCGCATCAGCATCCGGCTTGAGTTTGATAAATGCTCCTGTAGCCGGACCCGGCCTTGGCACTCTTAGTACTGGTAACGCAATTACCCGTGCCTACAATACTGGATATTTGGTTGGCGATATCCGTGGCGCATGGCTGGCCAACAGCGCAACAACGGATCGCAGCTACAAGGGTAATACTTTGACAGCCAACGGCTCGATCACCGAAGCGGCTGTGGAAACCAGTGCGGAATTGATGGGGTATAGCGGGTGGTCTGCTTCAAATGATCTGACTAGGGCCAGTGATGCTGATTGGGACGTCATCACAACTGGTTCAGCTTATATGTCCATATGGGTCAAGGATAGTGGAACCAGTGGATATGTAGATTTGTTCAACTTCTGTAATTCTGGGAGCACCATTCAATTTGCAATCCAACTACACACAACCGGTGGTGTGGCCCGGATGGTCGATGACGGCGCCACCGCAGCGGTATATGTTTCAAGTGGTCCTGATTGCAAGGATGGTGCTTGGCATAAAATTGATGCCGTGCGTGTTTCAAGTACGGAACGCTACCTCTATGTAGATGGCGTAGAGGTAGCGTCAAGCACGACAGATGCAGGGTCACTAAGCGATAGCGGTAATTTGCCCCTGCGTATTGGCGTCAATCAGGATGGCTCGTCTAATCCAGCCACAAATTCTACATTGGCGCTGGCCCGTCTATCAACCACCGCCCCATCCGCCACGCAAATCCGCCAGATGTACGATGCAGAAAAGCCGATGTTCGTCGCCTCTGCCGAATGTCTCCTACAATCCAGCAGCACCGACGCCGTACTGGATGTCGATTGTGATCCGCTGACGGGCAAGGTTCTGGTAACGCAGACCGATGCCATAACGGTGTTTTCGGGGCTGGCTGTAGACAGCAAACCGACTGTTAATTCCGGCAACAGTGAAAAGGGCAAGTTGTGGGGAGCCTTACGGGCTGAACAGAACTCGGCCAATGCATACGTCACTGCTCCAGCGGTTGATCAAAGGCAGGTCAACGAGATGGTGCGGGGTCTGGCTAGTGATCTGCCAGCCGGTGTCGATCTGTCGAAGGCGGCGGCGTGGGTATATTTTGATGCCTCGTCGGGTCTAGTCATTAATGCGAGTTACAATATCAAGAGTGTCACTGATAACGGGGTGGGGAGTTGGGATGTAAACTACGGCATACCGTTTAAAACGGCAAACTATATTGCTATCGGGCTTGCAAAGGCATGGTCCGATTATGATGAAGGTCTTTTCATAAGTAGTTTCGACACCGATTCTGCCAGACTCTTTAACGTAAACGGTTCTAATACCATGAAAGACAGTGCATTTGTATGCTTTGCTTTCTTTGGCGAACTGGAGAATGAATAATGAATGAACTAATAGTTAACGCTGACGGCACCGTAACTACAGTCGGTGACGCCGGATCGGTCAGCGGTATCATCGCAGAGGCCGTAGAGGCAGCTACCATTCCGGCAGAACGTGATATGGACGGCGTTGAAACCAAAGCTGCAATCGTACCAGAGGCCGATACGTTGATGGTCGAGGTCACTGCCGAAGACCTGAAGACCCACGAATGGCGTCTACCCAAAGCACGAGTTGAGCGGCTGGAACAAATCCGTGGTGATCGTAACGGGAAACTAAAAGAGCTTGATCTCGAATATCAACTGGCTGATGAGGGCGTACACCCAACTGGGTTAGATAAAACTGCCGTAGCTGCCAAGAAGGTTGCTTTGAGGGATCTGCCGCCGGTCGCTGAAGCGGCATTGGCGAAGCTTGGCGATACCGACGCCATCAGCGGCTACGACCCGCTGGCCTAATGACCCGCGCCCTCGCCATAGCCCTTGCCTTGCTGGCCTTCCCTGCTATGGCACAGCAGCAAATGCCGTGCGCTCCACGGGCGGCTGTCGTGGCGGGCTTGAGTGGGCCAGATCATCGTGAAAGGCCAGTGTATAGAGGGCTGGCGAATGGAAACTTGGTTGAACTGTGGCTATCAGATGAAGGTGGCTTTTCTATTATTTTGACCAGGCCAGAGGGTGGGCTTAGTTGCATGTTAAGTGCTGGCCACGCAATGCACGTAGTTGACAAATCGACGCCGAAGTCTGGGCCCAAGTCATGACGATCCGGCCTGAGAATATTGACACGGGGATGGTGAGTATGGGGATGGCGTCTGCGGCCTGGAATTTCGTATTGGGCGACTTGAATATTCTGCTGGGCACTTGTGTTGCCCTGCTGTCGCTGGCTGTCTTGTGGCAGCGGTTTCGCATCAATCGCCGTGAACTTCAAAAAGATGTCAAAGACTAAAGACGACACTGTAAATTTTGAAAAACAGTTCCGCATAGCCACCGCAGCTGTGGCGGAAACTGGCGGCAATAAATCTCTGGCAGCGAGAAACTTATGCGTTCCCCGGACTACGCTGCGGCGTTGGTTGTTGTTGGACCCGACAGTCAGTGTTGATACTGGTATCGAGTATCCCCCGGAACTGGATGACGACCTGCCGATTGAGCAGGTTATCGATATTCAGAAAAGGCGGTTCGTCAAACGACACGAATACGTCAAGTCCAAAAGATGGTTCCCGGTCAAGATTAAACATGACGGCCCTGTCGGCAT